CGGTAAGATGACCTGCGCGAAATACATCGCCGCCGCGTCCCGCTCTTCCTCCGTGCTCTCCGCGTTCAGCGCCTTGAGCATTTTCTGTGCCTGTGACAGTCCGGCCACCATCCGCATCGGGTCGCCGTTCACCTTCAGTATGATATTTTCGTTTCCTTCATGTACTCTTACGGTGTCATGCACCCGGTTCAAACTCATCTGGAACATGCTTTCTTCTCCCTCTCTCTCCAAAAAAACGGGGAGGGTTTCCCCTCCCCCCTGATCCTTACGCCGCCGTTGTTACCGTCGGAATCCCGTTGATCCTGATCGTGCAACTGAACGGGACCAGATCGGTCGCCGCTCCGCCGAAGTCTACGATGTCGGTAATGGTGGCATCCGCCACGATCGTCTCTTTGAGCGTCGTGTGGTCGTACAGCTCCACCTTGACGCTGGATTTCCGCTCCTGGCCAAGCTTGTACTTCAGCCCGGCGATATAATCCTGCGCCGCGTCGCCCCAGATCCTGTGTCCGCTGACCGCGTATTCCGGCGCGATTCCGGTCACCTCGTTGTTGGCGCCGCCGTTGCCGCACATGTACCACGCCTGCTGGTTCTGCTCATTGACCGACGGGTCAATATTGGTGATTCCCGCGCACAGCTGCGCGTAGGTCCACGTCGTCCCGGTTACCGAGGTTCCGATGCTCATTTTTACTACCCATTCAGGATTCAGATTCGGCATTTTCAATCACCCCGCCAATAAAATTTGACTGTCAGCGCCGATGCCAACAGCCAATCGTTGTTATTCTCCCTCCCGATCAGGTCCGGGAGGTTCTGGTTTTCGATATCCACTATCTGCCACTTCTCCGCGCTCGGGTATTCCTTCGCGCGTGTCAGCGCGCTGTGGATGTTGTTCATATCGTCCGTGACCGTCATCAGGTTCGGATGCTTTCCGTTCAATGTAACATCCAGCGGGACAACAGTATTTTTATCCATGTGCAGCACTTCGGCCATGCTCGGCCCGATCTCGCAGCACAGGCCCGGTCCCGTCGGCAGCGCGCCGCGCGTGACCGGCGCGAACGGTTCTGTCGCGTTCATCAGCCCGATCACCGCTTCCAGCACCTGATTGATCACGCTTGATGCAAGGTATGTCTCGCTCATTACAGGTTCATCTCCAGTGCGCGCTGTGCCTGCGCTTCCCATTGCCGCAGGTGCTTCCGTTTGGCCACTTCGCACCATTTCCACGTTGCATTAGGGTTCACATCGGTCACGGCCGTCGGAATCTCCCAGTATTGCCTCCGTGCGTACGGGGTCTGCCAGATGATCTTCCCCTCACTCGGGATGCTGTGAGTATCCGCCGAACGGTTCAGCGCGCCTTCTCGCCATTTGCAGTACTGATTGCAATCGTTTTTGATCTCTTCGGTCAGCGCTGCCAGTCCGGCGTTCCATGCGTCCTGCACCTTCGCCATGACGGCGTGCTTTGAGATGTTTACCCTGACGGCCATGCTATTTCACCCCGATTTCCCAGTGATGCAGCCGGTCCGTATCGTCCCGCAGCCCGTCTGCCGTGAGCGCCGTATAGGTCACTCCGCGCACCGTGATCCGCATATCCCCGCCGCGCTGGTGCGCTGCCTCCAAAAGGCTGCGCCAGTCCAGCGCCGGGGTCGAATGGCGCAGATCCACGAACAGGATGCCCGTCAGCTGTTCGTCCGTGTTGTCCTTCGTTTTGACGATTTTTTCCTCCGGCTGCAGGTGCACGTTTTTCACCGTGTACGTGTCATAAAGCTGATTCTGGTACACGTCCGTTCCGCTGCATACGCTCACGGTCGCCGTGCTTCTCAAAATCCGCTTCGGGATCGGCTTCAGCATATCCTTCCCTCCGCTACGGGAACCGCCGGGTGCATCAATCCGCTCTGCTCAAGGTACAGCTGCGCCATCGGGGAAACGTTCCCCGCCATCGCGCCCTTGCGCACCATATCGCTGCCGCTCTTGCCGCTGATTGAAACCTTCCCGACGGTGAACCCCCGCTCGTTGCCTCCGGCTACGCTGTCGAGGCCGTTCACCGCGAAGTAATCCACCTGCGCGCAGATCGCCTTTTTATACAATGTCATCTGGAACGGATCGAACGTCCCCGGCTCCTGCCACCGCGCCATGGCTCCGATCACGTCTTCAGCACGAGCGCACAGCGCGGGGAAGGAGGTCGCGTCGGCCTCCTGTCCCAGATAGACCGTGCTGTAGTACGTAAAGTCTACCGTCACGCGCTGCACCCCCTATCAGGACGCTTTCGCGACCACTTCCGTATTGCCTGCGGCCAGCGGCAGCAGGGAGGATTTTCCGACCAGCGCAACGGTGATCTTGTATCCGTTCGTCGTGCTGATCAGGCCGTTTGCGGGCAGTTCGGCCCAGCCGTTCGTCGAGGTCAGCGCGGTGCCGAAGGATACGCTCGGCGCGGTGCCGCTCACTGCCTTCCACACCAGCTTCAGGTCTTCAGGAACGGTCGCGGTCGTAGTGATCACGCTGTCACCGAGCGCCACGGTTCCGGCTTCGCTGCTCACCGTGAACTGTCCGAGCGTCGTGTCCATGTTGACCACAACGCCGTCCTTTTTCTGGTCCATCGTCCACATGCCGTGATAGATCGAGAACATGATCTTCCAGAACTCGCCTTCCTGATTCATGTCCGGGTCGATGACCTTGGTGATCTGGGGACGGGCCACGGCATCCGCGACCTGACGGGCAGATACGATCCAGTTAATTCCGGGGCCGAGGTTCGTCCAGGTTACGCCGCCGACGGTCTGGCCGCTGGTCGCGCCGTCATTCATCGCGACCACGCTGTTCATGTAGCTGCTGGGCGTGCCCATCAGATACTGGTCGTTGATCGCCTCAATGCGCAGCGTCGCGCTCCGTACCTGATAATCGCGCACGTTGAGATAACGGGTCAGCTGGGTGCTCTGCTCCAGCAGGTTTTTCAGCGTGGTGCTGATCTGGATATACAGCTGCTCGCCTTCGCCGATCTTGTTCTGCACCTTCGCGATATCATCAAGGATGAGTCCGAGGATGTTTGCGGTCGTGATGCTCGCGGTCGCCTGCGCCGTGATGCAGCCGGAACCGTAATTGACGGCGCTCTGCGCCAGCTTGGCGATACGCAGCCGGTCCACTTCGGGGACCACATGCTCCGCCAGAAATACCTTCAGCGCGTTGCCCACGGTCAGGGTCATGTTCGTTTCGTCCACGTCGTAGCGGCCGATGGCGAAATTCCGGCCCCTGTACCACTGCAACTGCTTGGTCTCATAGCCCAGCGTCAGATCGCCGTCCGGCGCCTTGTAGCCGTTCATTGTTCCGAGGCCGTTCATGCTGATATACGGAATCTTGATTTCCTTCCCGCCCATCCACTGGATGCCGGGATTGGTGTCCTCCATCCACAGCGTGCGCGGCATGATGTAGAATTTTTCGTCCAGAATGCGGTTGAAAATCGCCGCATAATTGATGCTGTTGTTAAAAGGCATTGCTTTTCACTCCCTTTTACTTCCACTGTTCGGCAAGCTGCCTGTACAGCTTGTCTTCCTCGCTCGTCGGATTCGTGCCGGAATGCCCCGGCTGCTGGGAAAACTGCGGGCTCTTTTTCTGCTGCTCGTCGGTTTTCTGCGGCTCGTCCGGCAGGAAATACTCGTCGAATTTTTCCCGGATACCGGTCAGCTGCTCCGCCACCGCCGCCGCTTTTTCCCCCCGGTCCAGCATCCCGAAAACCATTTCCCGGAACTTCGGCTTCACTTTTGCGAAATCATCCCCGCCGATCGCTCGGAGCATGTCCCGCTCATTCAGCAGCGCCTTATATTCGTCCGTTGTCTTCGGGTCCACCTTCTCGGGCTGCCAGCCCGCTTTCGCGGCTTCGATCGCCGCGTTCTTGGCTTCTTCTGCGTCGTGCTTGCTGATATAGCCCTCGTCGAGTGCGCGTCCGTAAAGGCTGAAAACCTGTTCCGTTCGCTGTTCCGGCGTCAATTCGCCGTTGGACATGATCTTATCAAGCGCTCCGCGTGTGAAAATGCCTGCCATTTACTCCTCCTTTATGCGGCCTGTTAGAGTGATAGGCCGGATGCGTGTTTAGCGTCAACGCCTGACGAATTTGTATGAAAAAAGCGCCCGGAGGCGCTTGATTCAACCGTTATTCCGCGACTGCCTCCGGCTCTTCTGCCGGATGTACGTAATGTTCATAGTGTATCGGCGTTCCGTTTCTGTCAATCATGATCGCCGCGTGAACCATTACATTGGACTTCGCCGCCGCCATCAGAACAGAATGATATTTGGCTTCCGCATCGGCTTTGTCCGTGTACGAATACACGAGGTTTCCCGTAATTCCGTCCGCGTTCGTCTGCAATTCAATCACAAAATAGGTCATCCTTCATCATCCTTTCTTATGTAACGTTTTTTCCTTTGCAAACGTATCTTTCATTTGTATTATCGTAAATATAGAAATTATCTGCTTCTTCCTTGAGAACACAGGCAACGATA